GATGCCCGCCGACAGGCTCTCACTGGAGAGTCTATCGGACGGAACACAAAGGGTAAACTATATCCTAGGTCGGTCTCTCCGACCCGGGATCAGCTTTACCAAATATCGTGCGGCTCTCGCGCTCTTCCTCTTTTTAGTGAGGAAGAATGCGAGAAAGCCGTCACAAAATGGAAGGAGTCTCTCCTTTCTCTGCCGCCTCGAAAATCGAGGAAGCGGAGAAGGGATGAGAAAATCCTTGATGAATTTATCGCTTCGAAGCGGTCGCAACGCATTGCGCGACTGTTTCAAAGACGATACCGAGACAAACCGGAGAAGTGGGTCCCCGAAGGGGGAGCCGCTGCTCTCGGTTTCTCAAGAAAAGATGGTGGCCGCTCGGAGCACTTCCGTCGTAACGGAGGTGGTTCGGGCAGCAAACCCGTTTGGATGAAGCGTGACACGCTTACCTCTCTCGATTATGAGAAAGCTAGGCGTGCCATGCGTCTCCGCCAATACGCGAAGACGGGCGAAACCTCAAATGAGGTAGAGCCCGTCGCCGTCAAAGAGCGTGGGTACAAGGTTAGGGTCGTATCGAAACAAGACCCTATCCGCGTAGCCCGCGCACACAATGTGAGGACGGTCCTCTTCAACGTGGTTACCCACAATGAGACGACGGTCCTCGAGGAGCCGCCTGCGGTGATACCTGTGAAGGTATCGCCGGGAAGGCGGGTTATAAGCGTTGACCTAAGCAAGGCGACTGATACTATCAGTCACCGAGCTCTAGATCGCATCGCGGCACTGCTGGCCGTTGATCCTAGACTCCTTCACAAGGACTTTACGATCGACGGCTCAAATGTGCTAGTCGGTGCCTTCATGGGTATGCCAGTAAGCTGGACTATCCTTGAATGGACGCACCAATTTGCTTGCTATAAGATCGACCCCTCTCGTTCGTTCAGAACGAAAGGGGACGATTGCATAGCGTATTGGACATTGGACATGTTCTGGCGGTACCTGCAGCTTATGGCTGCATTCGGGTACCGCTGGAACGAGTCCAAGACATTTCTCTCTGATACACACGGAACCTTTTGCGAGGCTCTGTATGAGTTGAGAGGGACAAATTTGGTCCTAAGACCAACAGTCTCCGTTCGGAGTCTGGTGGTCTCGGGACTCGCTAACCGTATTGACGTCATGTCGGCGGCCTCTCGCGAGGCTTGGCGACGTGGTTTCAATATGAAAAACTTTAATAGGGCTTTGGAGTATCGTTTCCCGCGCGAGCTGGAAATGTTACGCAAGGCCCTAGTACCTTTGTATTTGCCTCGTTTCCTCGGGGGGGCGGCCTTGGTGCCGTCGGACCCGCAAAGAAACCTGACAAAATATGAATGTATCCTCTACTGGGCGGGTCTTGATAAAGACCTGCCCAGTGTGAGGACTGTGAATCAGCCCATCGGCACTTTCGCGAAGAGAGTGCTGAAGGTCGCTGGAAAGTTGCGCTACAGATCGGGGGTTGGAGGTGCGGTTTGTCCGCACATCGAACCTGCGATCAGCGCATGTTTGAGGAGAGCAGCTGTCTTCGACGCCGAGAAATCGGTGCCGAAGGCGAAGCCCTTCTCCTCGAAATACATGATAAACCAATTGTCCCGCATTCGAAGGACAATCGGTAATCATACAAATTTTAGGTCGGAAGTGAAGTGGGCGTACGCTTACACGCGTACGCTCCTCCCCACACCGACCTCAATACAGTCAGTTCTCCCTCACACCTGCAACGGTGAGTGGGAGTCCTGAAACAAAGGTGAGTCTACTGTGTGAGCCCTATTACGACAAGGGCAAGACCATAAACTCAATGCCGGTTACGCAGAATAGTACTAGATGAAAGTCGAAACTAACAGTCTAGCCGACTATAATGGTTACCG